TCAATCGGTTGCACTTATTACGAAGATGGATCAAAAGTCAAAATGACTGATGAGCCTATTAGCGAAGCAAGAGCAACCGATATTTTTTTAAATGTAATTAAACATTATGAAAGGAGTGTTGACTCATTTTGCCGTGATGATATTAATCAAAACCAATTCGATGCACTTGTATCATTTTGCTATAACTTGGGCGCTGGGTCTTTAAAATCAAGCACATTATTAAAAAAAGTTAATGTTGATCCCAACGATGAATCCATAAAATTAGAATTTTTAAAATGGAATAAGAGTGGAGGTAAAGTCTTAAATGGTTTAACACTTCGAAGAAACGCAGAATTAGAACTATACTTTTCATGAAAAAACTTATTCTTTGTTTGCTAATTGCAAACTTTTTTATTTCTTGTAAGAGTACTAAGGTTAATAATATTGTATCCGAAAAGATACGAATAGATACAATTCGTGATTACAAAATAATTACAAAATTTAATGCTATTCATGATACCTTACTTATTGATAATCCTTGCGATTCTGCTGGCATATTAAAGACTTTCTACTCAAAGATAATACTACCACAAGGTCGCATAATTATAAGGTCTTATAATGGCAAGATTGAAGCCACAATTAATATTGATTCATTAAAAAGTATTTACGAAAGCAAGTATCGAAATAAGGAAACTAATCTGTCACAAAATGCTACTAAAATTGTGACTAGAAATATCATTCCTACCTGGTGTTTTTTAACTATTATTTTTCAAGGTTTATTAATTTTTGGGTATATATATATAAAATTTATTTATGTATAATATAGATATAGAACCGGTGGAGAAACCAATTTCAAAAGCAAAGGATTTATTGCATACAATGATGGATGTAATGGAGAACATAGAACACGTGGATGATGCTGCATATGTTTTAAGAATGAAAGTATTAAATAATATTGAGTTTTTAGTTGACACACTTATGCAAGAATATGAACAAGGCCGATAAAGTCACAAAGATTAGAGAGCATTTTTACTCTACTAATATGACTAATAAAGATTTTTATAACACATTCCACACGATGTATGGATATCAATCTTGGAATAGTTTTAGAAAATTTATGATTACCAATAATATTAAATCTAAAGAAAGATCAGCGCAATCAATTAACCTAGAATTACCACCACTAGTCGTAAATTATAATCTTGAAACATTAGACAATTTTGGTATAGAAGCAAGTATTGGCAAAGAATATGTTTCTGCTAAACTACCGGGTAATCTAAAAAAGATTGGAATATTATCTGATATACATTTTCCATACCACGATCTTCAAGCATTGACTTGCGCAATTAAACATTTAAAGGATCAAGAGATTGATTGCTTATATTTAAATGGAGATATTCAAGATTTTTATTCTATTTCTAGACATGAAAAAGAAAAGGATATGCGTGATTTTAAAAGGGAAGTGGATATGAATCGAGATTTCTTGCAAAGGTTAAGGGACATATATAGAAACATTCCAATTTATTATAAGTTAGGTAATCACGAAAATAGATTTGCAAAATCTTTACAATTGCAAGCTGAAGAATTTGCGCAAATACATGATTTACAATTTGATGTATTTTTTAGGTTAGATAAATTAGGTATTACAATGATTGAGGATTGGCAAGGAATGGAGATGGGAGATCTATTAGTATTACATGGCCATGAATTGTACGGAGGTGGCGGAGTTAATCCAAGTCAGAATCTATTTAACAAAACAATTTGCAATACATTAATAGGACACGTTCATAGGACCAGCAACACACAAAAGAAAACAGGTTTTAAAGAGTTTATAAATACTTATTCTATTGGATGCTTAACTGTATTGAGTCCAAAATATATGCCATTTTCACATCACAATCATGGTTTTGCAATTGTTGAAATTGTAAACGGAAAAAGTAAAGTAAATAATATTCAGATTAGGGATGGTAAAATTGTAAAATAATAGTATATTTGATTTTCATAATAGGTTAAAGGGTTTAAGTTTGGTCTTAATTTCCTCATTGGTCTTACCGATGGGGATTTTTTTATACCTAATAAATAATTAAAATAATTTTATATAAAGTTTTTTTATTTAAAATATTAGTTATATATTTGTCTCAAAAAATAGCAACGAAGCTATTTTAAAAACTTAAATCAAATGAAAAATTTACCAAAAGAGTACGCATACCTTTTCTCATTTCAAGACAAGCAAGGGAATGAAATTGCATCAGTAGTTAAAAACTGCTGGAGCAAGCAAGATGCCATTAAGATTGCTAATAATTTATTGGCTAACACATCTCATTTACACATTGTAAAAATCAAAACTAAACGTAACTACTAACATGAAAAAAATCATTAAATTTTTCAAAGAATTTCACCAAGAAGATCCACAAGGATTGTATGGGATGATTGTCATCACCATTTTTATTTATATTATGTATTGTCACATCATCCCAATCATCACAGGCCATGCATAAGTATAAAGCAAAATTTCAAGACGAAGCTGGGTATTATCATTGTACTTGGTATTGCGAGGGGTTCGAAGACTTTTGGTCTAAAGTATATCGAGAAGAAAGAATTTACAAATCAAAATTTATAGAGTTAAACCAAGACTAACATGATAAACCTAATTAAATCATTATCCAATTTTCAAAATGAATGCCCTGTCATTCATAAGGATACCAAAGGCCACAATTACACCTATGCCGATCTGCCACAAATTTTTTCCGTTATTAATCCATTACTTAAAAAGAATGGCTTATGTTTTAGCCAATTGCTTGAAAATGATGGAATCAGAACAATTCTTTTTCACGTTGAAAGTGGAGAATCATTAGAAAGTTTTACAATAATTCCTAAAGTAAAACTTGGAAATATGAATGATTTTCAGGCAATGGGCAGCGGTTATACCTATTTTCGGAGATATTGTTTATCCAGTATTTTGGGGTTAGTGGTCGATAAAGATACAGATGCAGCTGGAACACAAGTGCAGTCAAATCCAGCACAATTGCCATTATTACAATGGAAAAAATTAATTTATGATTGCGATTCAATTGATGAATTAAATGCTTTATATGCAGAAAAATCAGACATTGTTAATAACGATCAAAATGTGTTATCATTATTTAAAACTAAAAAATTAAGTTTTACAATTAACCAACCAACTAAATGAGCAAGTTAGTAAGCATTTCAATCAACGTAGATTTGTTAGACAAGTCTAAATTGTACAAAGGTAAGAAAGGTACATACCTTAATATTTCTGGATTCTTAAAAGATGATCCTGATAATTACGGAAACTTTGGTTTCATCACACAAGATGGAGTAAAGACTCCAGAGAAAAATGCCCCAATATTGGGCAACTTTAAAATTGGCAAATCATTACCAGCACGACAAGATCAGGCAAGTACTGGAGTAAAGAAGTTAGTTAACTTTGAAATTGATGAAATTAATGAAATGAATACAAACGATTTACCTTTTTAGATATGGAAAAGAAAACCTATTTATTCCGATGGATAGATTTATTAGACAGATCAAGATTTTGCGAAGAGAGAACATTTTCAGAAGCTGAAATTGAACCATATTTAAAAGCAAAAAGAAAATGGAATGAATTAGAAGAATACGAAGAGTATCTAATAATTACCGAAGAAATGGAAAGAGAACTAAATAAAAATTAAAATTATGATAAAGATCAAAAAAATGAATATACATCAGGCAGTTGCCGATAGTTTAAATAAGAAAGGTATACTACCTTTTTCTGCAAGAGAATGGAATGTTTTAAATATCCAGCAAGTTGTGTATTGGAACACAAGGAATAAAGGTGAAGGGTATGTGAAGTATCCAGAAGTAATGGCTGAAGTTGCGTTAATAGCTAAACAAATGCAAGATGAGAAAGCAAGGGAAGTCCAATAATTCATGTGAGATAGCTGAATTTCTTACGATGGTCGGAATTGTGGGAATCATATCATGCTGGATATTTGCAATAGTTGTCGAAATTATCACTAAAATTTACAACCAATGAAAAAATTAACATATAATACTTGGCACATTTATTTAGCCAAAGAGTTAGAAAAAGATCGTAAAAAACTAGGGATTATTCCTAAACAAAAAAAATAATCTTTGTATATTTGTAACAATAAGCCAAAGGGGTCAGAGTCTTTGGGTTATCCGGTATCTTTACCAACCAAGCCAGTTCTGCACTCTGACGCAGACTGGCTTTTTTATTTTTTAAAATGGACATATATAGTTTGTCAAGAAACTTTTGGGACTATGCCTATGATAATCCAGATAAAATAAAGCCAAATCATTGTGCTTTATATTTCTTTATTATTGAGCATTGTAACAGATTAGGATGGAAGAAAAAATTTGGTCTTCCAAGCATGATGTCGATGGAAGCCATCGGTATAAAATCTCATAATACTTATATTAATACTCTTAATGATCTCGAAGAAATTGGGTTAATTATTGTGGTTGAAAGAAGTAAAAATCAGTATTCTGCTAACATAGTTGCTCTATCAAATTTTGATAAAGCACATAGCAAAGCACTTGATAAAGCATTGATAAAGCATGGTACAAAGCAAAGGGAAAGCACGGTACAAAGCATTGATCATATAGATATACCAATTTACAATAATACAAATATACAAGTATACAAATCTACAAGTATACAACGCGAAAGTGATTTTAATTTCTTTTGGGATTGTTATAATAAAAAAGTAGATAGATCTAAATGCGAAAAGACTTGGAATAAATTATCTGTAAATGATATTGATAATATTTTAAATACTATTCAAGATTATGTAAATGCAAATCAAGATATTAAATTTAGAAAAAATCCATCTACTTATTTAAATAATAAATGCTGGAACGATGAGATTATTTATCATCAACCTTTAGAAAAAAAAGGTAATCACCAAAAGAACTTTGAGAATTTATATTCATTAGAACAAAAACTTTTAAAAGAAATAGAAGATGGAACATTCAATAATCCTTTCAGTAGAAAATAATTATTTAACTAAAAGAGAAGAATTAATTTATCAGGCATATTTAAAGCCAGTGATTAAATTATTATCTGAAAGTAAAAAATTACAGATTGCAATGAAAGTAGTTGCATTAGCTAAAGCCAAGTTAGGTTTAAGGGACAAAAATAAAGGAGAGGAAGAAATGGATATTAAATTAATTTTAACCGATCTTGAGGCATTTGGTAACTATTCAGAGGATGATATAATGATTGCTGTTAACAATGGATTAAATGGCGAGTATTTGAATCAAGCTGAATCATCAGTATTTTTTAATTCATCTATTTTTGTGCAATGGATAAAGAAATATTATTACGAAAAAAATGAAGTTTTAAGTAAGGTTGCAAAGGAAAAACAAAAAGAAGAAAAGATACCGGTACCAAGTGATCAAGAATTAAAGAAGCAAGCCATTGACACGGCTAATGAATATGCCAAGCAAATTAGATTTTGCGAACAAAATGATAAGAAATTTACGTTTATTGCTGGAGGCTTATCAATCTTATTTGATTATTTAGAACAATTTAAAATACCTACAATTTCAAGAGAAGAAAAAATAGAACTTTGGAATAAGTATTCTAATATTCAAGATGTTGAAGAGAGAAAATTACATTGTAAAACTCAAGGTTATATTAAATTTATCAATTCTTTAGCTACATTTGATTGCTTTATTGATCAAGATGGAACTATTAAACCTAACGAATAATGAAAAGAAAACTAATTTACGGAACTGCGCTGGCATTAATTTGCTATGCTTATTATTACTCGACAAAAAATAATCAGACATTAGAAAAAAAAATAATTAATAATGATTTTGGAATTGATTCTGATGAAGATATATTTACGGATACAATTGATTTGAGATTATATACGAATCATGGTAGGTTAATTATTAAACAGAGTGATAATTCGGAAATTCCGAATAACCACTTTAAACAACAAGACAATGGAAACTAAAAAATTAACTAAAAAACAATATTTTAGAATGTGGATTTTTCCTGCATTAGTATGTTACATAATATTTACATTTATTCAATGGGATTTTAATCCAGCAAATTGGCACATTCTAATAAGATTTTTTTGTTTTGCTTTATATATTTTTTTTCTTTGTGCTTCAGCTTATTCAATTAAAAATAATGAGAAATGAATATGAGCATAAACTACAAGTTGCAATTTGTCATTGGTTAGATTTTACACAAGACTTTTATTATTTTTCAATTCCTAACGGAGGAGCAAGGCATAGATTAGTTGCAATTAAGTTAAAAATGGAAGGTGCTAAAGCTGGAGTGGCTGATATGTTTTGGATGATCTCTAACAAGAATTGGAAAGGATTATTTGTCGAGGTTAAAATTGAAAAGGGAAGCCAGCAACCGAATCAAAAAGCATTCCAACAGATTGCACTTGCACATGGGTATTATTATACGATTGTTCGAAGGTTAGATGATTGCATTGAACTAATAAGAAAGTTTAAAGCAGATGAGATTTGAAAGAAAATCATAGGAATGCAATTAAATGGATAGATAAGATGTTAGAATATCCAACACGACAAATTAAAATTAATTGTGCTACCTATTTAGATTTAAATTTTAGCCTTGAAATAAATAAAAATAGAATCTTAATGGAAAATGGATCATCATATCCAGCTTACAGACAAACAAAAAAAATTAAAGATTACTTGGAAATGCATGAATTTTAAATAACTTTGAGCATGGAAAATATTAAATATCAAGGAGTTATCAAAGAAGAAGTCAATCATCCTGAACATTATCAGGGTAATGGCATTGAGGTAATTGATATAATTGATTCATTTGATCTTAACTTTAATCTAGGTAATGCAATTAAATACATACTAAGATCAGATAAGAAAGGATTTAAAAAGAAAGATTTGAGTAAAGCAATTTGGTATTTAAATAGGGAACTAGAAAAGTGGAAAGATTAATTTGGGAAGCCATTACGGTAGGAATTATTGAACTGGCTTTTATTGTTTATTTTATTTTTGAAATAATCAAAAAATCAAAGGAATGACCAGGTCGCAAATCATCGAAGAACTTTATAACTCAAAGGAGATTAAACAAGCTTTGATAAAGATGCATCCATCAAATTTAAGGGAAGAATTAAAACAAGAAATGTTTTTAAATCTATGCTCAATAAGTGAAGATAAATTTTGGTCAATTTATAATAACAATGGATCAAGTGGTTTAAAATATTGGTTGGTCAGATGCATGCTAAACATGATATATAGTACCGGTATGAATCAGCCATTCTTTAGACATTTTAGAGCAAAGTATGAATGTCTTGATAGCATACAAGAATTGGCTCAAATTGAGGATATTATAAAGGATTATAAAGAAAGTCTTTACAACCAGGTAGAGAAGGCAAGAAAAGAATTAAGCTGGTATGAGGATATGTTACTTGATACTTATGTCGAATTAAATTTTAATCAAACAGAAATTTCAAGAAAGACTGGCATTCCATATATGTCAATAGTCAAAACGATTTCTAACATTAAAAAGAAAATAAGAGATGAAGCCTGATGAACGAGCAAATAGTTTGCTTTTAAATTCTTTGTATTTTTGTGGAAATAAATTATTTGCTAAAGAACTTGGATTATACATTTGCGAATTAATATTACAACAAAAATTAAAGGCAGATGATCAAGCTTACTGGAGTTTAGTCAAAGATGAAATTTACCATACATTAAAATGATCACAATAATAGCAGCCGTTTCTTTTGCAGTATTTTTTACAATGACAAATTTATATCAGTCATTTAGATTAAATTTTAAGCCATTTAGTTGTACTCCATGTTTAAGTACCTGGAGCGCTATTGTTTTAATTGTAATTCCAATTCAATATCAAGAATGTATAGCAATTGTATTTAGTTCGGGAGTTTTAGGGGCAGTAATTTATAGACTAATAAATAAACTATGACTGATCAAGAGATAGCATTTATAGAAGCCAATATTATAAACTTTGAAGCGGTAGCATTAGGTTTTACAAAAAATATAGAAAGAGAAATACTTGAGGAGTATGCAAACCTATATCGAAAATATATTAACAAGGATTTTAATTTTAATTCGTGGTGTGGTTCTTGTGTTTTTGATATGCTTAAAAGATTATCGGCTCATTATGAAGGAGTAAAATATATTGCAAAACTCAACCAATCAAAACCAAACGATGTCCAAATTAAGAATATGCGCCGTAGGAAGTAGACATTCAGGAGTTACTTATCATAGACTAGCATTACCATTATCGGTAATGAATAAAGAGTATTGTATGATAACGGATACAATGACTGAAGAGATGCTTATTGAGAAAGCGATAAACGTGGTTGTAGTCAATAGATTTTGCGAATCAATACCATTCCCCGATTTATTAAAATGGAAGGCTAAGATAGGCTTTAAATTAGTTGTTGATATTGATGACTATTGGGAATTATTTAGCCAACATTTATCAGCTAAAACATATCGTGATTTAGGGGTAACAAATGTGATTAAAAATTTTATTAAATATGCTGATGTTGTTACGACAACTCATAATAGGCTAAGGCTTGAAATTATTAAAATAAATCCTAATTGTTATATTATTCCTAATGCTTTGCCATTTGATAAGGATCAATTTACTGCTCAAAGAAATGTAAATGAATTAGTTACCATAGCACATACCGGAAGCATCACTCATTTTCCTGATATGAGGCAATTAAAGAATCCGATTTATGAATTGTCTAAATCTAAATCATTTAAAGAATCTACTAGAATGCTACTTTGTGGATGGAATAAAGTAAATGAATTTCATTGGAAGCAAATGGGTGATTGGTTTACTGCTAATGAAAGATTAAATCATAAAATTCTTGAATCAATGCCAGTAGATTTATACATGAATTTTTACCAAGAGGCTGATATATTACTTGCACCATTACTTGATAATAAATTTAACAAACTAAAATCAAATCTAAAGGCATTGGAAGCTGGTGCTAAACGTATTCCATTAATGGCAATAAAACGAGCGCCATATGATGACATTCCAACGGTATGTTGGGTAGATAATTGGGAGAGAGATATTAAGAGAATGGCATTTAGTTCACAGATGAGAATAGATTTTGGGGAGTCAAATGCTGAATATGTTCGTGAGCATTATGATCTATTTAAAATTAATGAGGATAGATTTGCTATTTATTCTAAACTCATAGAATAATGCCAGTAATTAAATGTTCAAATGATAAATGGCGCATAGGGAATGGCGCTTGTATTTATGATACTGAAGAAAAAGCAGTTCAAGTATGGCAAGCAATTTTAGCAAGTGGAGAATACCAAGCAGATAGTTCAAAGGTTTCATTTGATTTTGATGATACATTATCAACTGCAAGAGGTCAAGAGATTGCAAAAAGATTAATCAGAGAAGGCAAAATAGTTTATATTATAACTAGGCGAAATGAATACTTTGCATCTGAAGTATATCGTATGGCCGAAAAATTAGGCATACCTAAATCAAGAGTTTATTTTACAAATGGCCAATATAAATGGAAAACAATAAAACGATTAGGAATTGGAACTCATTATGATAATAATCAAAAGGAGATTGATTTAATTAAAATAAATACAGATACTAAAGCAATAAAATTTTGATAGCAACAGATAAAGAATTTTTTGATTATGAAATAGCTGTCATAAATATTTAAAAAATAATGCCAAGACTTCCAAAAGATATTGATCAAGAAAGACTCCTAGAATGGGCAGATAAATATATTGATTATTGCCTAAACTCAACTAAGGAAGTGGCTACCGGTGCTGGAGTAAAAACCATAAGAGAGCGCCATTTACCAACTATAAGTTTTTTTTTATTGATATGGTTACCAAGACAAGATTTTGAATTTTATAGTAGAGCAACTTATTATGAAGTTCTTTCCAGTGAAGATCATCCATGCCATAAGATAACAAAACAAATTGATGAATTATTTAGAGCATTAGCGGCTGATGTTGTTGCTAATGAAGGTAAAGGTATTTTCTATGCAAAAAATCTTTTAGGTTGGACTGATAGAGCGAAGAATGAGGAGAAACAAGAAGTAATAATAAGTTTTGCAAACGAACATAGTACTCCCGAAACCACACAAGAACCAAGCTAAAGTATTAGAATCTAAGGCAAGGTTTAAAGTACTCATGTCAGGTAGGCGATGGGGAAAATCACTTATATGCCAAGTTATTACTTGCATTGAAGCGATGCAAGGAAAACGAGTGGCTTATATAACTCCAACCTATCAACTTGCTAAAGTATTCTTTGATGAACTTGCCAGGTTAATGCCGAGCAATGTCGCAGTTCCAAATCGTAGTGATCTTACATTTAAATTAATTAGTGGAGGCGAGATTCGATTTTTTACTGGAGAAAGATTAGATAATCTTCGTGGTTTAAAATTTCATTATGCCATTATTGATGAAGCTTCATATATTCCTGATCTTGAAAGTGGATGGCAAAACTCTATAAGGCCAACTTTGACAGATTATCAAGGTAAAGCCATATTCTTATCTACTCCAAGAGGAAAAAATTACTTCTATTCTTTGTTTTTAAATGGGGTTAATGCTAGTTCTGAGTGGGAATCATTTAAGTTTAGTACCTATGATAACCCATTTATTGCATCATCAGAGGTAGATGCAGCTAAAAAAGAACTGCCAAATGTAGTATTTGAGCAAGAATACATGGCTAATCCAGCAGAAAATGCTGCGAATCCATTTGGAAATGAGGCAATAAACAAGTGTACTTCTGATATATCAATCAATATTGTTAAATGTTATGGAGTCGATTTGGCAAAATATTCAGATTGGACAGTCATTATTGGTTTAGATAATAGTGGTAATGTAGCTTATTATGAACGATTTCAGAAAGATTGGGCATCAACTCAGAACATAATACGCAATTTATCTAAAGCGCCAATGTTAATTGATAGTACTGGAGTTGGTGATCCGATAGTAGAACAATTACAACGTGAAGGAATGGATATTGAAGGGTTTAAATTTACAAGCCAAAGTAAGCAAGAATTAATGCTAGGTCTTCAAGTAGCAATCCATCAAGAACGTGTGCATTATCCGGAAGGAATGATTAAAAATGAATTAGAAGTTTTTGAATATCAATATACATCACATGGAGTAAAATATTCTGCTCCTACTGGATTTACGGATGACTGCGTTTGTGCATTAGCATTAGCATGGCGCAAGTTTGATTTTAAGTCAGGGACAGGCAGATACAACTTTGTTTAATTAGCTATTTATAAATATGAACTGGAAAGATGTCACGGTATGGCAATGGCAACAAATTCAAAACTTACTTGTAAAAAGAGAAGGGTTGACTGAGTTAGATATTGCAGTTAAATCATTAGAGATTTTAACGTATCAAACAGAAAATCAAATTGATTCTTTAAGCATTAAGGAATTAAATGAGCAATTAAAAAAAATTACATTTATTACTGAGTCAGCACCTATCCCAAAGCCAAATGATATTATTAAGATAGGAAAGAAAAGATATAGATGTGTTTTTGATATTAGAAATATACCATATTCAAGGTATTTAGAAACTAAATTCTTTGGAAATGATATTATAAATAACTTACATAAAATAGCTGCTTCAATGGTTGTTCCTATGAAGTTAACTTGGAGAGGTTGGAAAGTAGCAAAGTATGATGCAACTAAACATGAGGAATATGCTGAAGATTTATTATCTGCAAGCTTTGAATCGGTTTATGGAAGTGTGGTTTTTTTTTGTCAAGTGTTCAGCGACTCGATAATGAATTTAAAGGATTATTTGATATCGGATTTAATCAAGAACGGGATGGAGAAATTAGAAGCAGAGATAACGATAATGGCTTTATGCAACGTTATGGATGGATTTACCAGGCTACCATCATTGCCGAACACGAAAGAATAAATTTAGCAGATGCATTTGAGTTACCAACAATACAAGCATTAAATGATTTAAGTTATATAAAGGCAAAGAATAGCTTTGATAGAGAGCAAATGAAAAAGATATATGGCAAGCATTGAGCAAGCACAAAGAGCATTAGGACAAGACTTTGATTTAGGAGGAGAAAGTTCTCAAGGCACATTAAAATTGGATGCGGTTGAAAGAGTCATGTATGATGCTGCAAGTAAATTTATTAGCTTGGCTCAGCAAAGAATAAATGCTAAGGGGAAAGTCGATAGGGGAAATATGAGTGATATATCTGTTTCAGTTATTAATAAAAAAGGAAACAAATATTCTTTAACTATTGGTTATGATGATTCAAACCCGGCTAGCAAATATTATGACTTTCAAAATAAAGGGGTAAAAGGAATTAAAAGCGGGAAACCAAATTCTCCATATCAATTTAGAACTTTAAAGGTTTCTAAAAATATGGTGGAGGCAATTCTTCAATGGTATTTAAGGCATAAAAATTATATTAGAAATGAAGATCAACGCAAAGGATTAAGTCCACTACAATTAAAACGAAAAACGATTATAGGTGCAGCCGATCCTAAAAAAAAATTACTAGCAATTGCTAAAAATACTGCAAAAAGAATTAAAGAACGAGGCATTTCAAGAGTAGGTTTTTTTGATGACAATGAACAAAAAGCATTTGGAGAAGATTTTAAAGCAAAATTATCTAAGGCATTGGGTCAAGATATAGCATTAACAATTACGCAAACATTTAAGAAATAATGGCATTTACAAAAGAATCAGTTCCAGCTTCATATTCATCGGCTCATGATAGTTTATGGCATATAGTATCCTCAACTAATTATTCACAATCATCATTTAAATATGTATTTACTCTACAAATTGGTGGAAAAGACATCGCCACACTTAAAAATTATCCAGACACAGGAAACTATGGTGTACTTGATGTCGCACCGATTGTCAGAAATTATCTTGGAAGCGGTTTTAACCCATCAGGAAGTTCACTCTTACAATATGCTGGATCATTCTTATTCATCGACTATACGTTAAATTTAGGTGAAGAATGGTTAGGCCAATTACCAATTATTAGGACTTCTGATACAGGTAAAGGTTGGAATTATTCCCTAAATCCATTTAGAACTTCTATTTCTAAATATGCGAATAAGTTTTTAACGACTAGAGATAGAACGGCTGGCGAAGTAATGGATGGAGAAAAGTTTTTTATTACTTATTTCAATGCCAATTTATCGGCAGTTACGGCAACAATTCAAAAGATAAATGAAGATGGTAGTAATAGTGGTTCATCATCTACTGGTGGAACATTATCAAGTCTTTCATCTTTGCTTTTAGACTTGAGTCCTTTTGCTATTAATTCTTACTTAGGAAGTTCATTTATAACTAGTTCAACTTATGGTTATAAAGTTACTATTGGATCAGATACAATAATTATAAAACAAGTATGTTCTCCTAGATTTAATTCTGTTAGGTTAGTATTTCAGAATCAATTTGGTGGTTATGATACATTTGCTTTTAGATTATTAAGCAGACAACAAAAGAATTTTAAAAAGACTACTTATCAAACTGCTGATTATCAAAGGAGTGGTAATACTATGACTTTTAAAAATAGTTCAGGTATACATTATGGTGGTGTTCAAGCATTATCAACTCAAATAGATTGGAGTTACCTAGTAACAAGTGATTATATCTCAGCTACTGATTATGCTCTTGGATCAGAATTGTTTGCTTCAAATGAATTGTATTTACATATAACTGATGGAGAAAATGAAGACTATTATCCTATAATTATTAAGGATACTAATTGGCAAGAAAAAAATAGCAGTTCTGATAAATTATTTAATTATCAAATTCAATTTGATTTAGGTCAAAAACAATTTAGCCAATTCCAATAATGATAACTGAAATAATAGTTGAACAACAAAGATTAGATTTATTTGAAGATTTAGGAGCAGAATTAAATTACGCAATAGATGACATTAAGGACTTTTCAGCGAGAAATACTAACTATTCGAAAACAATTAACGTACCTGGCAACGCTAATAACAACAAGATTTTTGGTCATATTTATAATTTTACCAGTGGTAATATTAGTACAACTAATATCAACGGTAATACGATTAATGTTAATAATAATTTCGACCCGACACGACAAGCAAATTGTCAGATATTTGTTAATAAGATACAAGTATTTAAGGGAGTTCTTCGCCTTTTGGAGATAACCATTCAGAACAAAGTTATTGAATATCAATGTGTTGTTTTTGGAGAGTTAGGTGGTTTTGCCTCAGTAATCGGAAATAAATTGCTTGAGGATATGACCGACTTTAATCAGTATAATCAAGCTTGGAATGAAACCAATGTAGCCAATTCTTGGAGTGCTTCGGGTGTTGCAAGTGGAGTAGGTATTGTATATCCTTTAATTGATTACGGACTATGCAGACATCCAGCAAATAATTCAGGACACGATTGGCATTTGAATGCCTTTAGACCAGCATTTTTTGTACACGAAATAATAGATAGAATAATTTTAAATTCAGATTACACGTATACTTCTGCATTTTTTGATACGCCTTTTTTTAAGAGTTTAATTATTCCAAATAATAAAGCAAACCTTGAGCAATTAACAAAGGATTTATTATTGGTTTATGGGAATAATTCTTTAAGCAACGGTACATCTGCTGGCGCATCCGATAATTTAGCTTTTAATACAATTACTAATTTAGTAAATTTTACAAAAGACGCAAATAATCAATATTTTACATTTGCTGGCTCAGGTTCAGCACTTGGTAAAGTTAGACTTTACGGACAAATATCATTATCAAGACCAGGTACTTTTTCCATTTCCGTTTATCAATCAGCAACTTTATTATACACGGAAACTTTTACTACTGATACGGACTACCAAGTATTTAATATTGATTGGCTAATGTCAACTTTATTAGGTGTTGGAGATGTTATTAATGTTAATGCAAATTTTACAGCATTTGAAGATTATGTTACATTAGACCCTAATTTATTTTTAGAGTTTGTAGCTGATTATGCTCAATCTGCAAACGCAATTAGAAATTCAAATTTAGTGATGGGTCATTTGCTTCCAAAAGGAATACAACAAAAAGACTTCTTTGCTTCAATATGTAGGATGTTTAATTTGTACGTTTATGAAGACCCTAAAATAACAACTCATTTATTAATTGAACCATATGTTGAATTTTATAGAACCGGTGCTGGATTTTTAAAGATAAATGATTTAGGTGAATTATTATTGCATGGAGAGCCTGGCGATGCTACGGGATTACTTTTACTTTCTGATCCTATTGCCGATTCAATTGATTGGTCAAACAAATTAGACTATTCAAAAGAAATTTCTATTAAACCAATGTCGGAATTAAATTCAAGGTATTACGATTATGTTTATACCGAAGATGATGACTATTATAATGAAATTTATTTTAAAAAATATAATGAATCTTATGGAGATAGGAAAGAAGATACTGGCTTCCAATTTGCCGAAGATAGAACGGAAGTAAAAGTAATTTTTAGTTCAAGTATTATTACTAAAGATTCTACCGATACAAAATTAAGGGCAAATTTATTTAAAGCAACCAGCGGAGTTCAAGAGCGAAAAGATAATAACATTCGTATTATGTTATTTAAAAACGCAACAACAACTTCTTGGGCAATTAAACAAGAAAGTTCACAAGGAGAAGGTAATTTAAGAACTGGTTTAACTACGTATGGATATGCTGGCCATTTTGATGATCCTGATATACCTTCTGCTGATATTAATTTTGGAGTGCCAAATGAAGTTTATTTTAGTTTATCAAATCCATATCCTACGGCTAATTTATTTAATGCTTGGTGGGATGAATATTTAGCTGAAATAATAAACAAAGATAGTAAGCTTCTAACTTGCTATTTATATTTAACCGTACAAGATATTTATTCTCTCGATTTTGCTCAACTTATTTATATTGATGGAGCATTATGGCGATTAAATAAAGTCATTGATTTTAACCCGAATATTTCGCAAACAACCAAATGTGAATTGTTAAGAGTAATTGAATTATTTTATCCAAGTTAAGAAATGGCTGAAAACGCAAAGGTTGGTATTGATTTAGTAGCAGATACACGAAGTTTAAGAACTCAATTAAAAGAATCTGTTCAAGAATTAGCACGATTGCAAAATACTGCTGGCGCATCTGCTAAGGAAATAGCTAACGCAGCTAAAAGAGCAGCTGAATTAAAGGATCGTATTGGAGATGCAAAAGCTACTATTGATGCATTTAATCCTGATGCTAAATTTAAGGCATTTGGTCAATCAATTCAAGGAGTGGCTGGTGCATTTGCCGGAGCGCAAGGTGCATTGGCTTTGTTTGGGGTTGAATCAGAGAACGTTCAAAAGCAATTACTAAAGGTTCAAGGAGCATTAGCATTTTCAGAAGGTCTTAATACAATATTAGGGTCAATAGATGGGTTCAAAAACTTGGCATTAGTAATTAAAACTCAAGTTTTACAAGCATTTACAACTTTAAGAGGGGCATTAATTGCTTCGGGAATTGGTGCTTTAGCCATAGGTTTAGGTTTATTAGTTGCAAATTTTGATAAAGTAAGGGATGCGGTACTAAAATTAGTTCCAGGTTTAGGAACCATTGCCAACGCTATAGGTAATATAGTTACTAAAGTTACGGATTTTGTAGGCATTACTTCTGAAGTTGATAGAGGATTAGAATTATATGCCAAAAATTCAAAAAATCGCAAAGAGCAATATGAAAGGGAATTAAAAGTACTTGAGTCACAAGGTGCATCTGAAAGAGAATTATTCGATAAGAGGAAACAAATAGCATCTGAGGATATAAATGTACTTGAGGCAAAAAAAAGGAATGGGGTAAGATTATCAACTGAAGAAACAAAGCAATTAGCCGATTCTAAAAATGAATTAATTGTCATTGAAGGCAATTATAAAAAATCAGTTTTAGCAACTCAAAAAAAAGGAGATGATGAATATTTAAAAAAGCAAGCTGAACGAATTGACAAAGAAATAGCAAATGAGTTAGCAAGAATAACAAGAATAAATGAACTTGCGGAAGCTGGCTTATCTGAAGAAGATAAAAAGATTGTTAAAATTAAGCAACAACTTGAAACCGATTTATCGCTATTTTCTGATAATATAAAATTAAAAGTATTTTTAACGAAAAAAGCAAATGATGAAATTGATCAAATTAAAAGAGACTCAGGCAAAGTTGAAGTAAAAGAATTAAAAGATGTCAAAAATATTTTTGATGTAGTTCAAAATGATAAGGCTAAAACATTTGGATTAATTACTAATTCAATGAACAAGTCTTTAAAAGCCAATGCAGATGCTGAAGTAAAAATTACACAATTAACTCAAGAGCAAAAACTTGGTATTGTTAGTAATGCTTTACGTACTGGAATGCAATTAGCAGGTGAGGGTACGGTTGCTGGTAAGGCTTTAGGTATTGCTGATGCTACTATTAATACTTACGTAGGAGCAACTGAAGCATTAAAATTGCCAGTACCATTTAATTTTATTGCAGCGGCAGCGACCATTGCTCAAGGTTTATTAAGTGTAAATTCAATTATTAATACTCCATTGCCTAGTATTCCTGGAGTAAGTGATATGAGTGGTGGTGGAGGAGGTGCAAGATTATCTGCTGCACCGGTTCCTCCAAGTTTTACTCCTAATGCTCCTACGGCTTTAGATGCAACTTCTTTAAATGCGATTGGAAATGTAGCATCCCGTGCTTATGTAGTTGAATCAGATATTACGGGAAGTCAAAAGAGAATACAAAGAATAGAAAATTCTGCAAGAATATAAATAATAAAAATATGAAATTACCAATATATCAATTAGAAATAAGCGAAGATTTAAATGATGATGTCGAAGTTGATTTTGTTGCATTAGTTGATAGGCCAGCAATTGAAAAAGACTTTTTAATGTTCAAAGAACAAAAGGCTAATTTTGTTATTCAATCTGAAGATCGAAGAATTGTTTCGGGTGCATTAATGCTTGCAGATACTCCTATTTATAGGAATGATCAAAATGGCGAATATTATGTCACGTTTACTGCGCCAACAATTGAAAAGATAGCACAAAAGTTTTTCAAGAAAGGATATCAGTCAAATGTTAATTTGATGCATGATGAGGCTTTAGCAGTTGAAGGGGTTACTATGTATGAATCATTTATTGTTGATTCTGCAAGAGGAGTAGTAGCCATGAAAGGATTTGAGGATGCACCGGAAGGATCATGGTTTGGGAGTTTTAAAGTAGAAAATGAATCAGTATGGAATAAAATTAAATCAGGAGAATTTAAGGGATTTAGCGTTGAAGGAGTTTTTAACTATAAGAAAGAAAAACAACCTATGAGTGTTGAAGAATCTCTATGGTCTGAATTATGTTCTATTTTAGAACAAGTTAAATGATAAAGTATTAATTAATCAGTATTTATAATCAAATAAGTAAAACAATTTATGAACGTTTCAGAAGCGATTGAAAAAATTAAGGTTTTGTTAGCAGATAATAATGCTATACAAACTGAAGAAATTGTACCTGAGCCAGCGACACAATTGGTATTCGTAACATACGACCTTAAAGATGGAAGTAAAATCGATTTATCAGCTTTGGAGATTGGCGCAGATGCTATGCTTGTTGATGCATCAGGAAACTCTGTATCTGCTCCCGATGGTGAGTATGAATTAGCAGATGGTACTATGATGACCGTAGTTGCTGGTAAAGTTGAAGGAATTGAAAGTCCTGTAGGCGAACTACCAACTTCAGAAGAGGCTATAATGGAAGCCAATTCTAAATTTGATGAAATGAATGCTACTATTACCTACTTACAAGCCGAGAATGAGGCTTTGAAAAACAAACTAGGTGAATTAGAAGGCAAGTTTAATCAAGGATTTAGCGAAATGTTAATTGTATTGGAAGGATTTACAAAGACTCCAGTAGCTGACCCAATCCAAAATCCAAAAAACAATTTTAGAATCGTTGAGCCAAAGGCTGACAAAATAGAGCGGTTCTTACAAAGAGTAAAAACTTTAAATTAAAAATTTTAAAAAGAAAAAATTATGGCATTTGTTGTAAGTACATTAACGGATTACGCCAAAGAAAACGAAGCATTATTAGTAACATCTTCAGTTCTTGGCTCTAAAACTGCTACTTTGATTAAATCTCAAGGAAACGTTTTAGTTGGAGTAAAATCTTCTGAGAAAATTGGTATCATGGATACTGATGCTTTCTTTCAAGATGATAGCGATTGCGGATTCAACGCATCGGGTACAACTACTTTCACTCAAAGAAGTGTAACGGTTGGAAAAATTAAAGTACAAGAGGCATTATGTCCTAAAAATTTAGAATCTAAGTATTTACAAAAAGCATTATCGGCTGGTTCAATGTATGATTCAATTGCTTTTGCTGCTGATTATACAACTAAAAAGTCAGCTAGGATTGCGGCTCAATTGGAAACTGCTATTTGGCAAGGAGATACTGCATCAGCAAATGGTAACTTAAATAAGTTTGATGGTTATGTTAAATTAGTTGCTGCCGCTTCGGCTTCAGTTATCCACGCAAATACAACTACTTATTACGGAACTGCTTTGGCTGCTTCTGCTGGTATCACAAGTGGTGTTGTTGTTGCAGTTTTAGATGCAGTTTACAAAGCTATCCCAGCGCAAATCGTTGATAAGGATGACATTGCTATTTTTGTAGGAAACGATGTATTCCGTACTTACACTATCGCATTAAAAAATTCAAATTTATTTAATTATACTTTTGATGGTCAAGCAACTGGCGAATTAACTTTGCCAGGTACAACTATCAAGGTTATTGCAGTTCAAGGATTGAACGGAACTTCTAAGATATACGCTGGTCGTGTTTCTAACTTGTTCATCGGTACTGACTTGTTGAATGAAGAGGAGAAATTTGAATTAATCAATGACCCATATGCAATGAACATTAAGTTCATGGCAGCGTTTAAGTTCGGTGTGCAATTTGCATTCCCTGATGAGATGGTTGATTTTATCTTAGCTTAATATCTTACCAATAAGTTCGGGGAGATTCGCTTGGATGCGACTCCCCTAATTTTAACATTTTAAAGAAAATAATTATGGCTTGCGCATTAACTCAAGGATATGCCTTAGATTGCCGAGATTCTTTAGGTGGAATACTAGAAGTATTTTTTATTGAAAAAGCGAATGTTACTATTACTGCTCCAACTTCAGGATCAATAACTGCAATAACTAAAGTAGCTGGAAAGAAATTCTATAAATATGAATTAGTTCCGGGTACTGCTTCTTTAACAGAAAATATTAATGCAAACGTTCAAAATGGAACGGTATTCTATGCTCAAGAATTTTCAATCGTTTTAAACAAGTTGCAAACCGCAACAAGAAATGAAATATTATTACTTGCACAAAATAATTTGATAGCAGTAGTAAAAGATAATAATGGGCAAACTTTCTTGCTAGGTTATCTTTATGGTTTAAACCTAACGGCTGGAAGTGCTTCTTCAGGAACTGCACAAGGTGATCGGTCAGGTTATACATTGACTTTTTCAGCATCAGAAAAACAATTAGCGCCAGCAGTTGCAGATTCAGTTTATACTGCATTGACAACTCCAGGAGTTTAAGATAGTCGTTTGGTTGACGGGTTAGGGGGGAGCAGATGCTTCCCCTTTTTTTATATAAGAATATTACCTAATGCTATTTAGTATTGATGATACATTTAATTAAGGGACAAGTCAATAAAATAGTTTTAACATTGAGCGAAAAGGCAACTCTTACTTCGCCTAATTGGTTATTTTATTTTAAGTCTAGAAACACAAATGAAATAGTTGCATTTGTTATTTTAAATAATGCAGATTTATCAAGCTATAAAGAACGATATAATGCATTCAATATTACGGTAAGTTCTTATTTTGCTAATAAATTACCAGGTGAATGGACATATCAAATTTATGAGCAAGTATCAACATCAAATTTAATACCATCCCAAGCTACTTCAATGGTTGAAAGTGGCCAAGCTTTATTAAATGATACAAGTCAATTTAGTTTTACAACATATAGCAACCAAACAAATACTTACAAAGTAAGAGATATATGAGCAATCAATTAATGGTTTTAACATTTGCTGAGGCAAGGCAACCTGAGTACCGTGAAAAGAAAGGTGATGGAGAAGGATATATTGAATTTGGAAAAAAGAATGATTATCCTAATTATTTAGTTGAATTATATAATAAGTCAGCAAAGCATAATGCTATTATTAAAGGTAAAGTAAACTATATTACTGGAAATGGCTTTAAAATTAAAGAAGGAGTTGATCCAATTGGAGATCAATTTATTGCACAAGCCAATAGAGTAGAGTCGTTAACTGAAATATTGCGTAAAACTTCTATTGATATTGAGTTATTTGGAGGTGCTTATATTCAAGTTATATGGAGTGTAACAGGAGAAAATTTATCTGAGATATATCATATTGATTATACTAAAATTCGTACAAATGCTGATAATACACAATATTGGTATTCAGAAAATTGGGAAGATAGAAAATATAAAAGAGAAGTATTTAATGCATTTAATACACAATTAAGACAAGGTACTCAAATACTTTATTTAAAAGAGTATAGGCCAAACTTGAATGCTTATGCTTTACCTGGTTATTTTGGTGCTTTAAATTACGTTGAATCAGACATTGAAATATCTAAACATGTTTTAGGTAATGCTCAAACTGGATTTAGTGCTAGTAAATTAATTACCTTACCAAATGGTGAGCCATCAGATGATGAGAAGCGACAAATTGAACGCAAATTTACCGATAGGTTTACGGGAAGTGATGGTAAAAAATTCATACTTTCCTTTGTTAATGATGCTTCTAGAAAGCCAGTCATTGAGGACTTGGGAGCAAGCGATATTACTAAAGAGGATTTTGGTAATGTAGATAAAATGATTCAGCAAAACATCTTTGCTGGCCATCAAATTACGGCTCCTGATTTATTTGGGATTTCAACTCCTGGCCAATTAGGAACTAGGCAACAAATGAGAGATTCATATGAGATTTTTAAAAATACTTATGTGAATGATAAGCAGATATTTTTAGAACAAATATTTTCTTTGCTTGCAAAATTACATGGTGCAAATAGTGAATTGCAAATTATACCGGTAGAGCCAATAGGTATAGAGTTTGATGGTTCAATCATAGCAGCTAATTTGACTAAAGATGAAATTCGTGAAAAATTAGGAGCGCCAAAATTAGAACCTAAAACATCTTCAAGTTCTCAAGATTTTATAGATGCAATTAATTCATTAAGTCCATTGGTTGCTAACAAAGTATTAGAATCAATGACTGCAAATGAAATTCGTGCTTTAGTTGGTTTAATTGCTGAACAAGGTGGCCAAGATTTACCTACAACAAATACTCCATCATCAACAGGATTTAAATTTAGTGAAGATGAAGTAGTAAAAGTTTTTGAAGAATTTGGGGTATCAAAAGATGAATATTCAATTTTTAAATCAAGAGAAGTATTTAGTCA